GCTTCCCGTTCCACTTCAACAACGAAGCCACCAAGGCCATCGCCTCGGCTCGGTTGTAACAACGCCCAGCCGCCCGGCGATGAGGACGGCATCAGCTAAAACAAGGGGAATAACGTGAACTACAAAGACCAGATCAGGCAGCTGCTGAGCAAGCAACCGGGCCTGCGTACCATCCAGCTGTGCGACAAGATCGACCTGTCGATCGATCAGACCAAGGACCTGCTGGACGAGATGGTGACCGAGGGCACGCTCAAGGCGTATGAGGTCGATTCGCCGGCGGGCGGCGGACGCAAGGCTACGGCTTACGATCTCATCGAAAACGAACGGGGTTCCGAGGCAGCGCGCCCGACCTATGCGGTCCGCGCTAGCGCATTCATCCAGGCGTCCGAGACCAAGAGCGCAACCTCCGCGGAGTTGCACACACTCTTCGGTCTGAATGCCAACGAATACGCATCGAGCTACCTGATCGGCGCCGTGCGCGACGGTCGCCTCGTCAAGGATGGCAAGACCTGGACACTGGGCTCTGCGGATCCGCAACCGCAGACCGATGGGGCTGAAAGCGCACCCGGCCTTGGCCAGAGCCAGGCCCAGCCGGCTGCTGCTGTCGTGGTGCCAAAGTTCGTGACGTCGCCCGAGCCGGCACCCGCGCGTCCGGTCCGCGAGAAGCGTGCTCACCTGTCCCCGGCAGCCGATCCGGAACAGCGAGATCCAGTCTACCGTTGCTGCCTCTGGTCCGACGGCATCCTCGAGGTGCAGAAGGATGGCAAGACGGTGGCGGCGCTGGAGCAGGCCGCCGGCGAGTCGCTGCGCTGCTTCCTCGGTCGTCTGGCCGGGGAGAGGGCGGCGGCCTGATGCCTGCACGGGCGGGGCAGCCCCCGGGTTAGGTTCTTCCCAGGGGAGAGTGGCCAAGGGTAATTCAGGCCCCGTCAACGCACTAGCGGATGCCAAAACAATTTCCTGACAAATAACCTGACAAGTAGCAATACGAATGCCGAACCTGACAACAATCGCTAAGTGGGCCGAGTCGCTGGGTATCTCGCGCCAGCAAGGGTATGCGGCCGTAAAGCGCTGTGGCATCCCGGTCACGGACGGGGAGGTCGACCCAGAGTACGCGACCCACCTGTACCAGAAACACACGCGCGGGCGCGCGAATGGTCAGCGATCGGCCTCCCTGGCGAATTCGGCGAGGACCGCTACTCCGGCGGGTGCGGGAGGTGCGGAGCAGTCGCCGTCAAAGGTGCCAGGGTATGACAGCAGTCGGGCGCGGAGGGAGGCGGCGGAGGCTGCGCTAGCCGAGATGCGGCAGGCGGAGATGGAGGGAAAATTCCTGCTGAAGGAGGATGTCGCGAACCAGGTGTTCGAGATCTCGCGTGCGCTGCGCGACGGCCTGACGAACTGTGGCCGTCGAATTGCCGCTGAAGTCGCGGCGCTCGCTACCGCCGAGGAGTGCGAGGTGGTCATCGAGCGGGAACATCACGCGCTGCTGGCAACCATGGCGCACTCGCTGTCTGCGAACCTGCAGGTGACGACCGACGAGGGTAATGAATGACTGGTCTGCCGCCTGCCATCCGTATCGTTGGCCCGGCCTTTTCCCGAGGGCTCGAGCCCGACCCGAACCTGACGGTCGACGAGTGGGCCGACAAGTATATGATCATCCCGCGGAGCGCCGGCGCCAGCGAGTATGGCAAGTATCGTGGCAGCCGCACGCCGCATGCGCGTGCCGTCATGCAGGCACTGTCGAATAACCACCCATGCAAGCGCGTGGTGGTGATGGGTGCGGCGCAGATGCTCAAGACCCAAGTTGGCCTGAACTGGTTCGGGGCGTGCGTGCACCAGGCGCCCTCGAACTTCTTGTGGATTCTACCGACCGGCAAGCTGGCCAAGCGTGCAAGTAAGCGCATCGACAAGACGATCGATGCAGTGCCGGTGCTAAAGGAACGGGTGGCAGCACCACGTGCCCGGGATTCCGTCAACACGATGGATAGCAAAGAATTCGTCGGCGGCGCACTGACTATCGTCACCTCCGGCGCCGCGGCAAACCTGTCCGAGCTGTCCTGCCGCTACGTGTTATATGACGAGGTCGATCGCGCGGAGGAAAACGTCGACGGCGAGGGCGATACGGTGGCGCTGGCCGAAGCCCGCCAGACCACCTACGAGCGCAACAAGAAGTCGTACTACCCGAGCTCGCCAACCATCAAGGACGCATCGGCGATCGAGGCGCTATACCAGAAGGGGACGCAGCACGAGGCGCTGGCTGACTGCGTCCATTGCGGCCATCCACAGACGCTGGTGTTCGAGCGCCTCGAGCAGGGCGAGGACGGCCGCGCCCGGTATTCCTGCGTCGAGTGCGGCGTCTTCATGTACGAGACCGACAAGACCAAGATGTTCGAGCGGGGCGCCTGGACCGAGGGCGTGCCGGGTGACGGCGAGACGGTCAGCTTCACGATCAACGGCATGTTCCTGCCTTATGGCTGGTTCTCCTGGCTGGGCCTGCTGAAGGAATACCAGGCGGCCAAGGTCAAGCTGGACGAGGGCAGCGAAGAGAAGATGATCACGTTCTACAACACGCGCCTGGCGCGTTCGTGGGAACGCAAGAAAGAGCAAACCAAGGCCAAGGAACTCGAGGACCGTGCCGAGTCGTACAAGCTGGGCACGGTACCGAAGGGCGGCTTGATTCTCACGGCTACCGTCGATACCCAGCCCGACCGCTTCGAAATGAAGGTGTTGGCATGGGCCGAGGGGCTCGAGTGCTGGGTGGTCGACTACCAGATCATCTCAGGATCGCCGTCCGACCAGGACACGCAGAACAAACTCGACGCACTGCTGCTCGGGCGTTACAAGCACGCCGGCGGACGCATGCTACCGATCTCTGCCGCCTTCGTCGACTCGGGTGGCGCCAACACACACGACGTCTACAACTTCTGCCGCACCCGGCAGCACCGTCACATCTACGCCATCAAGGGCGCCTCGACCGCGAATAAACCGATCCTGAGCACCAAGCCGTCACTGATGGACGTCAACTGGATGGGGCAAACTATCCCGCAAGGGGTCAAGCTGTGGTTGATCGGTACCGACACCGCGAAGGACTACCTCAGCGTGCGCTACAAGCTGGCGGCCGGCCCTGGTGCCGTTCACTTCCCTGCCGGCCTGCCGACCGAGTATTACGAGCAGCTGACGGCCGAGTACTGCATCAATGTGTGGAAGCGCGGGCGCAAGGTCCGGGTTTGGGAGAAAAAGAAGAACGACCGCAACGAGGCGGGCGACCTGATGGTCTACGGCGTTGCCTGCGCCTACTACCTTGGGCTGCACAAGAAAACCGCGCACCAATGGCAGCAGGTGCGCGATTTCGTCGATCCGGAGACTCGCGATCTGTTTCAGGAACCGGTGCCGACCGAACAGGCCGCCGGCGCATCACCCGCTGCATCACCCCCAGCATCCACCCCAGCCGCACCACAACCACTCGACCCGCAATGGCCCACAACGAAACCGCAACCGATGACCGCGCCGCGCCGCGCACCAGGGAGGCAGTGGTGACCTCCGCCGCATTCACGAATCCCGACCTGGTCGACGCGATCTTCGCCTACATCTTCGCCGAGCTTCCCGAGTTTCGCGACCGCGTCGAGGCGCTGAAGGACGCCACCCGCAAGGAATTTTCCGGCATCGAGATCTACATCCCGCGCCGCTCGCAAGCCGTACGCGAGAAGCTGGAACAGGAGGTGCTCGAGCTGTTCAATGGCCGCAACCCCACCGAGGTGGCGCGCCGCCTGAACATCAGCCGCGCCACCGTCTACCGTATCATCAAGACCGCGGGCGGCAAGAAAAAATAACGTCTCACTTTTCCGAGAATTGAGACAGCCGCGCCGCTACCCTTGGCGGCATGGCCATCTCACAAACCGACCTCGACGCCCTCGATCAGGCAATCGCCACCGGCACCTTCGAAGTCGAGTTCGACGGCCGCCGTGTGAAATACCAGCACACCGGCGAGATGATCGCGGCACGCAACCACATCGCCACGGTCCTTAGCAGGCAGAGTACCGCGCAGCGCAAGACCGTCTACCGCTACACCTTCACCACCTCCCGGGGCGATTGATGGCGCCGAACCTGATCGACCGGCTCGTCGGCTGGGTCAACCCGCAGGCCGGCATCGCGCGCCACTTCGCGCGCCGCATGCTCGCGCGCGCCTACGAGGCCGCCAGCCCGCGCGACCCGTGGCGCCCGCGCCGTTCCGGCGCCAGCGCCAACGCCGACCACATCGCCGACGGCGCCACGCTGCGCGTCAAGGCGCGCTCACTGGTGCAGAACGTGCCCTACATCCGCGCCGGCCTTGACGGCCTGGCGGCGGCCACGATCGGTACCGGCATCGTGCCGCGCGCCACTGGCCGCGAGAAGGACGCCATCAACAAGCTGTACACTGAGTGGAGCCCGGTGTGCGACGCCGACGGACGCTACGACTATCCCGGCCTGATCAAGGCGGCCTACGCCGCGATGGAGCAGGACGGCGAGGTCCTGATCCGGTTGCGGCCGCGCCGCCCGAGCGACGGCCTGCCAGTGCCGCTCCAGCTGCAGCTGCTCGAGATCGACTGGCTCGACAGCTTCCGGGTCGGCAGCTACAACGGCAACCAGATCCTGAACGGCATCGAATACGACGCGCTGGGCAAGGTGGCTGCCTACTGGCTGTGGGACCAGCACCCCGGCGACCGCTCGCTGATCCGTACCGCCAAGACCCAAAGCTCACGCGTGCCGGCAGCGAACGTCATCCACCTGTTCAACCCGGAACGCCCCGGCCAGGGCCGCGGCTTCACGCGCTTCGCCCCGGTCATCACGCGCGTGCGCGACCTGCAGCTGTACGAAGATGCGGAGCTGGCGCGCAAGAACAACGAAACCCGCATGTCGGTCATCGCCAGTGGTGACCTGAGCCAGATGGAGAACCCGGCTTCGTTCCCTGGCGGCGGCACCGGTGGCCAGCAGCAGGGCGACCTGGGCGAATTGGGCGGAGGCGCGATCATCAACGCCCCGCCGGGCATGAACTTCACAGTGCTCGAGCCGAAGGCCGCGCCTGGCTACGTCGAGTACGTCAAGTATCAGTTGCACATCATCGCCACCGGCATCGGCGTCCCCTACGAGATGCTGACTGGCGACATGGGCGAGGTCAACTTCAGCAGCGCGCGGGTGCGCCTGCTCGACTTCCGCCGCGCGGTGCAGCAGATGCAGTGGCTGGTGCTGATCCCCAAGCTGCTGGTGCCGCTGCACAGCGCATTCGTCGATGCGGCCTATCTGGCCGGTGCGATCCGCGGGCGCGACAAGTCGGTCGATTTCAGCCCGCCGAAGTGGGACTACGTGAATCCCGAGCAGGATGTGAAGGCCGACCTGGCCGAGATCGGCGCCGGCCTGTCCACCCTTAGCGAGAAGCTGCGCCAGCGCGGCTACGACCCCGACACCGTGTTCGACGAATGGAAGTCCGACCTCGACAAGTTGAAAGCGCGCGGCCTACTCGAGGTGATGCTGTTCATGCAGAAGGGGAACCTGCCGACGGCTGCCGGCGGCAAGGTGGACGGCGGCAGCGCACCATCCACTGCCTGAAACGCCCCGCATACCACGTCCTGAAAATCGTCTCAGTTTTCCGAGAATTGAGACAGCTAAATCCGCACACTGCGGAGCATGACAACCAAGACCACTCCGCCCAACGCAAGCCGGTCCGACAGCGCCCAGCGCACCATGCCGACCCTGAGTCGCGCGGCGGAACTGGTCCCAACCACCTTCAACGACGCCGACAACACCATCGACGTCATATGGACCACCGGCGCCAGCGTGCGCCGTTACGACTGGTATAGCGACACGCCGTACGAAGAAGAGCTGGTGGTCACCCCGGAAGCGGTCGACATGAGTCGCTTCGAGGCCGGCACCGTCCAGGTGCTCGACGGTCACAACGTGTACGGCGGCGTGGCCGCGATTATCGGCATCGCCACTCGCGCCAGCATCGAGAACGGCGAAGGCCGCGCCACGCTGCGCCTGTCGACCCGGCCCGAGATGGCCGGCATCGTGGCCGACATCAAGGCCGGCATCATCCGCTCGATCAGCTTCGGCTACAGCGTCAGCAAGTACGAGATCACGCGCGCCATCGACCGCACCGACGGCATCAACCTGCCGCTGTACCGCGCCGTGTCGTGGCAGCCGTACGAAATCAGTTTCGTCACCGTTCCCGCCGATGCCGACGCCAGCACGCGCGAGCAGCCAAAGAACGGTGCGCCGTGCGAGTTCATCACCCGGGCGCCCGCCCATCCGTCTGTTCCAACCTCACAGGAAACCACTATGTCCAAAGAAGTTCAGTCGGGCGCACCGAACCCTGCGCCAACCGATGCCACCCGCTCCGCCGCACCAGCCGCCCCGGCCCCGGCCCCGGCGCCGGTCGACAACGCCGCAGCCACCCAGGCCGCAACCGATGCCGTCGCCCGCGCAGCCGACATCACCGAACTGTGCACCCGTCACGGCGTCGGCAACCTCGCGGCCGGCCTGATCCGCAGCGGCAACAGCGTCGACCAGGCGCGCGGCGCCGTGCTCGAAGAGCTGGCCCGCAACGACGCCGCCCGCGGCGGCCACCAGAACACGCGCGTCCAGACGCTCGGCGACGAGCACGAAACCCGCATGGCCGGCATCACCGAAGCGATCCTGAACCGCGTCGACGCGCGCGCCGCGCTGACCGACAACGGCCGCCAGTACCGCGGCCTGACCATGCTGGAACTGGGTCGCGAATTCCTCGAGGCGCGCGGCGTGTCCACGCGCGGCATGAGCCGCATGCAGCTGGCCACCGAAATGCTGCACTACCGCTCGGGCATGCACAGCACCAGCGACTTCTCGGCCCTGTTCGCCAACGTGGCCAACAAGCGCCTGCGCTCGGCCTACGACGAGAACGCCGGCACCTACGGCATGTGGGCGCGCCGCGCGCCGAATGCGCCGGACTTCAAGAACATCTCGGTGGTCCAGCTGTCGGGCGCGCCTGACCTGCTGCAGACCAACGAGCACGGCGAATTCAAGTACGGCACCATGAAGGACGGCGCCGAGACCTACAGCGTGCTGACCTACGGCCGCATCGTCGCGCTGTCGCGCCAGGCCATCGTCAACGACGACCTGCGCGGCTTCGACCGCCTGGTGGCCGCCTTCGGCAATAGCTCGCGCCGCCTCGAGAACCGCACCGTCTACTCCCAGCTGACCGCCAACGCGGCGATGGCCGACACGGTGGCGCTGTTCCACGCCACCCACGCCAACCTCGGCTCCGGCGCCGGCTCTGCGCTGCAGTTCTCCGCGCTGACCACCGCCCGCGCCGCCATGCGCGTCCAGAAGGGCATGCAGAACGAGGAACTGAACATCGTCCCGTCCTACCTGATCGTGCCGTCCGCGCTCGAGCAGACCGCGTACCAGCTGACCAGCTCGCAGTACACGCCGACCAAGCAGGCCGACGTCAACGAGTTCCGCACCGGCGGGCGCACCTCGCTCGAGCCGATCGTCGAGCCGATCCTGGACGCCGTCAGCGCCACCGCCTGGTACCTGGCCAGCAGCACCGGCCAGATCGACACCGTCGAGTACTGCTACCTGGACGGCGCCGAAGGCCCGGTCATCGAAAGCGACATCGGCTTCGAAGTGGACGGCCTGTCGTACAAGTGCCGCCTCGACTTCGCCGCCAAGGCGATCGACTACCGCGGCCTGTACAAGGCCGCCGGCGCGTAACCGGTACCAGCCTGGCCGCGCAGCGGCCAGTCCAACCCCTTAACCCAAGGAACTCGAGATGAAGAATTTTGTGCAAGAAGGCGACATCATCACCGTCGCCGCACCGTACGCGGTCACCAGCGGCCAGGGTGTGCTGGTCGGCAGCCTGTTCGGCGTGGCAGCCTTCGACGCCGCCAACGGCGCCAACGTCGAGATCATGCCGGAAGGCGTGTTCGACATCACCGCACTGACCGCGGACACCGGCACCCAGGGCACCAAGATGTACTGGGATAACACCAACCGCCGCCTGACCATCACCGCCAGCGGCAACACGCTGGTCGGGGCGCTGACCGTGGCCAAGGGCGGCGCCGATACCACCGCCCGCGTCTACCTCGACGGCGTCATCCGCTAAGGCCAGCGCCGCCATGTCCCCGTTCGCCGCCCTCGAAGCGACCGCCAACGCCAGCGTGCTCCGGCACCTGGCGAACGCGCGCGTCGTGATCGGCGGCGTCGAGGTGGGCGGCATCTTCAAGGACCCGGCGCGCGTCGTCAACCTTGGCAGCGGCGTGGCCGACACCAGCCCGTCCGTCACCGTCGCCTCGAGCGCGGTACCGGCCGGCCCGGTCGACCAGATCATCCAGATCGACGGCGTGCCGTACATCGTCGCCGCCGCCGATCCGGACGGTACCGGCCTGACCCTGCTGATCGTGGAGCGGACCTAGTGACCACCGCCTTTTCGAAGGTCGTGGCCGCCGTCATCGCCACGCTGTCGGCAGCGCCGCCCGTCTGCGACGCCGACAACATCTACCGCGCCCGCACGCGCGAGATGCCGGAGCAGATCGACCAGGCGGTCAGCGTCCAGTTCGAGGGCGCCATGCCCGACAACGGCACGATCCACGGCGCCCCGGTCGACTGGGCCAGCAAGGTCACGGTCGACTGCTTCGGTCGCAGCCTGAAGGATACGGGCGACATTGCGGTCGACCCGCTGTTCCAGGCGGTGTACGAGCGCCTGGCGCAGGACGCCACGCTGGGCGGCCTGGTCGCCAATCTCAGCGTGGTCGGCATCGAGGCCGAGAACAGCGCCGAAGGAAAGAAGACCGGGTGGGTTCGCCTCACCTACATCGCGGAGCACCGCACCAGCAACCTGAGCCTGGAATGACCATGAACACATCCGAAACCGCAAGCCATGAAATCCCACCGCTGCCAGGTGGCGGCTCGTGGCGGTTTAACGAGACCACCTGGGCGTGGGATTCGAACAACCCCGTGCCCGTCGATCAACCAGCCGCACCGGCTGCCGCCGCTGAACAAGCTGCGGCACAACCGGTCACTTCCGAGGAATAAGCCATGTCCCGTTATATCCGCAACACCGTCATCGCGGCCAAGCTCGAAATCACGGCCGGCGTTGACGCCGCCCCGACCGGCGCCGCGAATGCCATCCTGGTCTCGGACTTCAGCATCACGCCGCTGGACGCCCAGAACATCGACCGCAACCTGGTGCGCGGCTATTTCGGCGCCAGCGAGCAGCTGGTCGGCCCGGCCAGCGTCAAGTGCAGCTTCTCGGTCGAACTGGCCGGTTCCGGCACCGCCGGCACCGCGCCGCCCTGGGGAACGCTGCTGCAAGGCTGCGCCGCCGGCGAGGGCCTGTTGATCACGCCGGCGCGGGCCGAGTATTCGCCGGTGTCGTCGGCGCTGAAGACCCTCACGATCTACTACTACGACGACGGCGTGCTGCACAAGCTGCTCGGCGTGATGGGCAATGTGACGCTGTCGGCCAAGATCGGCGAGCGCCCGATGCTCAAGTTCGACTTCATCGGCCTGGACGGCGGCATCAGCGCCGCGTCCGACACGCCGTCCTTCTCCGCGTGGAAGAAGCCGGTGGCGATGACCAAGGCCAACGTGATCGACATCACGCTGGGCGCCACCTACGCGGCCGGCGCCATCACCGGCGGCACGGTCTACCCGAGCACCGGCCTCGAGCTGAACTTCGGCAATGTCACCAACTACACGCCGCTGCTGAGCAACGAGACGGTCGACATCACCGACCGCCAGTCGACCGGTTCGCTCGAGCTCGACCTGACCGCCGCCCAGGAGGTGTCGATGATGGCGAACGTGAAGGCCAACACCACGCAGAGCCTGGCGCTGACGATCGGTGCGGTCGCCGGCAACAAGATCATCGTGTTCGGCTCGGCCGCCCAACTGCTGGCGCCGAAGAAGATCGACAAGAACGGCAAGCGCCTGATCGGCTACGACGTGCGCTACGTGCCGACCCCGGCCGGATCCGGTAACGACGAATGGAAGATCGTCGTCCAGTAACGGGCGGCGGCCTTTTTCATCAACCTGAACAACGACAAACCAACATGGCCTACAAACTCGCAGTATCCGAAACCGTCTCCGTCCCGCTGAACTTCACCCTGGCCGACGGCGACAAGCCGAGACAATTCAAGTTCTCGCTCATCTGCAAGCGGCTCCCCGAAGACGAGTGGAACCGCCGCTGCAAGAACAGCAATGGCGTGGTCGAAGAGGCCAGCATCAAGCAGGCGATCACCGAGATCGCCACCGACTGGAAGGACCAGACCCTGGTGCTGGACGACGACGGCCAGCCGGCTGCGTTC